ATTATCTACATAAACAGTGTGATCCGCCCATTGAATTCCTGAAAGACCATAATTTTGAAATATAACTCCACTATTATTTATCCCAGTTCCCGTTCCATTGACAATAGAAGCTACATTCTCAATCGATCTATTATTTAAAAAATAATCATATTTTGTTTTATTTTTTCCGCTTTCTTCAACCAAAATATGAAAACTACAGTCTTGAGATTCAAGAATGGCATCCCATTTTAAAAACGCATTTAAATTTAAATCTTTAGAATTTTTATTATATTCATAATAAACATATCCTGTAATATTATTTATATAATCTGGTAAATTTGATACATCAAACGACGAAGGTTTTATTCCAGAAGAAGTTATTAACTGTCCAGTATTAAAATAATTTGAAGGCAATAAATGAACATAATAAGGTTTTCTTAATAAATTATCTGTATTTTGTGATATTAGATTACTATTTAAACTAGCTAAATCAGGTATTTCAACTAAATCAATATTAGGAAAATCGATTTTATAACTATATAAATAATTCCCACTAGCTGTTTGTAAATTAGAATCAGAAGTAACAAAGATTTCTATATTCTGAATTGAATTTTTATCTGAATAATCTAAAGAAAGAACAGTTTGTGTTTGACTTGATATAGAAGATATAGAAACGCTAGAACTTGGAAAATCTATTAAAAAAATTCCAGTATTATATAAGCCTGAATTATTTACAGAAATAATATCTATAAAAAACTGATTTAAACTATTTAAATTTTCTTGCCCAGTTAAAGGGGTAAAAATATCTATAATATCAGAAATATTTTTATTATAAATAGTTTGATTAAAAACAATTGGATCTCTATATATAAAATTTCTATTTTTATCATAATAATTAGCATAAAACCCAGAAAATCCGTCATCAAATATAAATCCTGATATTAAATTTTTAGAAATTGGTCTCTCTGCTTGCCATGATAATTTTATATCTGTTTGTCTCAATGATCCGCTAATTAATATAATGGAATCATCTAAACCAAAAGAAGAAGCCGATACAGTTTTATCTGATGTCGATAAAGAATTATCGAATGCAAAAGATAAACCTTTTATATTAAAAGGTTCTGAATAGTTAACATCAAGATTTTGAATAAAAGCCATATATTAAGTTACACATTTATTATTTTATAATTAATATCAAATGCATAAAAATCTAATGTTGTTTTATATACGGCATTCCCAGTCCTACTTTCACCTAAAAACACATCTATAATAGATTGATTTGATTTAAGAACGTTAAAAGTAAGTGTTTTACCATTTCTATTTATGACGCACATTATACCGAAAACACTACCAGCACCCCTACTATTTAATATAGAAAATAAAAATTTAAAATCTATACTTAAAGATTCATATTTTGCATTAAAATAATCCTCATTTAATACCTCTTCCTCTATATCAAAACTATAATCAAAGCTAGAGGAAGTCGCTGTAACATAGTTTAAACTTGAATTTTTAATAGACAACGATACCTCTGCATCACTGAAAATTTCATTTATAATATTTTTAGTCGAAAAAACTATTTGTTTAGCTTCGTTTTGAGATTTATCAACATAAGTGTTTTTTTCAATTATGTTAAATTTTTCTTCTTCATACTTCATCGCAGATATTGCATATTCATTTGACGAAACTTCGTTAATGCTAATTATCTTAAACAAATTTGATTTTGAATCATTTTCATTTAAATTAATTGTAAAATTAGTTCCAGACCTTAAATCTGAATATTTTCCATAAACAATATCAGGAAAAACAGAAAAACTTAAATTATCTATTTTACTAAAATCTTGATATAAAGCTACAACTCCATGCAAGGCCTCTCCCTTTAACCTTTCAATAGGATCAGCTACTAAAACATCATTTTTATAAAATCTTATATAATTATCATGATAAGTTATTTTTAAAATATCATTTTCAGTTACAGTGTCGTATCCAGCGTATGTCGAACTTGAAGTTCCATTTTTTATAATAGCTAAACTACCACCAACGACAAGAAATCCATAGTTTATATCATTTTGATTATTTGATATATTTTTAACTACAGATAATCCGACAACATTTTGATCTACTGATGCGTAAGGAACTGTATAAGATATTTGGCAATTATCTATAAAACTATTATTAGTATAAGCTTTTTTATTCCAAGCGTTGTCTGGAGCTGTTGTATCAGCTGTTAAAGTAAAACCATTATTAGAAGAAGCGATTTTATTTACAATAAACCAATCCATAAAAGCATGAGGCAATATTTTTAAACGAAGATTATTATTATCAATTGAAAAAACAGAAAAATTTAATTCAATAGTAATTTCATTTAGTAAAGTAAATATTTTTATAATTTTTCCCAAGCATTGCTCGGAGACTTCTCTGTCAAGATATATATAATTATTTTTAAAATCTAAACTAGTTATTTTTCCATAAACAATAGATGAATTTTTAAGAGAATCAGAAATTCTGACTACATTTCCAATCTGCAACAAAGAACCTTCAAAACCTGTAGAAAATCCAACAACCTCAGATTCTAATTTTCCAGTAGCTAAATACCATTTTCCAATTCTTTGAGCCTCTGACCTACTAGTTATACCAAAGCTTAAAATTTCTTTTTCAACTATTCCAAATTTTCGTATTAAACTAGAGTCCTCTATATAAACAACTTTATCTTTAAAATTATCATATTTATCTAAGAATGGAACTTTTGCGACTGAAAACGATGTATTTAAATCAGATGAAGCGTATGTAAACAAACCATCTTTTACATTAGAATTAGTAAATATATAAACCGGATTTTGTTTAACATCTGAAGTCAAAGATAATAAACCGTCTTTAAAATAAAACATTCCTCTAAATATTGACGATAAATCAGCCAAAGCTTTTAATCCTTCAACTTCATTATTTATTAATACATTACATGAAAAGCGAGGTTCTAAATATTCAGAGTGATCAGAATGTTTAGCTACGCAATATCCTTTATTAACGTTTAAATTTATATCAAAAATTTTTCTACTCATATACGATCTGCTAATAAAAGAGTCTTCAGATCTATATGGAATACTTAAATTAGTAACACCAAGAAAAAATTTTAAAATAAAAATTTTAATTTTATCTTCTACATTTTCATCTGGATTATTTTTTATGTAACTAGATAAAACCTTGAATAAATCTCCATTCAAATCTTGTTCTAGTATTTTTCTTGGCCCAAAATCGTCACATAATTTGATAGTTGCTACCGACCCAGTTAAACTTACAGAACATATTAATTTTTTATAATTTTTATTTACATCTTCATCTAACTTGTTTTTTAAATCATATAAATATATAACTGATCCAAAAGGATATATTTCTTGCAATTTAGACAATGTATAGCTTGTCGTAAAAGTGATGCAATTATAATTAGGCTGTCCATATTTTAATGTATTATCGTAATAAAATAAATCAGATTGATATTTAGTATATGAATTCGTTTTTACTAATTCATCACAATATTTCGAAATACTTAAAAACTGCCATTTATTTAAATCAGTTTCTTTTATTTGTCCTCTAGCCATACCATATCGACTATTAGTAGACAAATCATAAAAAATCCAAGCTGGATTATTTGTCCATTTTAAAGTTTTATTGAAATTCCCAGACCAATCTCCAACGTATTCTCTCGCTTCTGCATCATAATTATCTGGAACTTTAATCTTCAATAATTTACAATCATAAGATCTAACTGGTATATTACTAAAATGTTTTGCGCTAACAGAATTATAAACAATAGCTGAATAAGGATAAGAAAAAGGATACGAAATATATTCAACAACTGAATCTAAAGATATTGATCTATTTTCCGTAAGAGATCCAGAAACGCTACCTCTAAGACTATAAACGCTTAATATCAATTCTGGAAATTTATTGTTTTGCCTATCTGCATCTTCTATTTCTACCACAAATGGTAAAATTATAACCCCACCTTTCGCTACAAAAGAACAAGTAGTATATAAATAATAATTTTTTTTATCGGATAAATTCTCAACATTTATTACAAAATCCGCATATCCCACTAAAACACTTCCATTATCAGAAACATTATACAAATTATCTACACTAACATTGAATTCAAAAGCATCTGCATATTTATTTTGAACATAATGACTAACAACAAATGCATAATTTTTATATTTTATATAATTCGAATATTGAGGATCGTTTGTATTATCTTCAAAAGAGAAAGTGTTACATCCAGCGGTTGATTTATTATTCGGCGTAATAATTGAATATTTTTTTAAAACCGCGTATGAAAAATCATATATTTTTGTTTTATATTCGTATAAAGCGTATGGATACAAAACGCTATTTTTAAATTGGTTTCCGAAAAAAGTGCTAAAAGCAGCTTGTGAAAAATTATAAAAATTTGTTTTTTTATCTACTAATGGTATATTATTATAATAAATTCCCTGACCTAAAAGCGGAGAATATCCATCTCCTATACCTATATAATTAACAGAATCCCCATTAGAGTTAACAAATCCTTCAATTGGCCCTTCAGACAAAACATCTACAGATATATATTCCGACTCAGTTTCAAAAACGGTTCGAGAATTCTGAGAGTTCTTATTTAAAAAATTTTGAAATTCTGATTTAAGATATATTTTCATTATACAATTATAAAGAACTATGGATTTGTTTTTTGCAATTCTACTAAAAATGGATTATTAGCATTTTGCTCTGCTGTCAAACCATTTCCAGCATTCATTATAAAATTGATATTATTAGAAACTATTACAGAACCTATTTTTAATCTTCCATAACCTATTGGAATAGGCACATTTCTTAACGACACGTTTTCATAATTAGCAAAAAGTCTAGAAACTGTTTTGATATCAGTTGGAGATTTAGGTGTTAAAAGTTTTGTTATTAACATTTGTATTCCTGTTGATATAGCTAGTAGAACCAAACCAATAACCAATTCCGCAGAACCTATAATCAAGGGAACTACTTCAACTTTAGAATTTTTATTTAAAATTGGAGAATTTATATATTCTGGCGGCATCGGCATATCATCAACATAAATTATAAAATGACTAATATATTCATTTAACACTCCTAGTGTATTTAATAAATTATTTGTATTAGCTTCAATTGCTTCAAAAATTTCCAGAACAGAGTCCACATTCAAACTCCAATCTGTTTTCATAAAATTTTCAAAAACACCATGTAATTTTACACTCACCATATTATTATTTACACTTCATTTCTTTGATTTCATCTGTTTCTATATTATATAAAAGCATATTAATATTATGATATTTTTGATAAAAAATGTCTAATCCAGAAAAATCTGAACTGTTGACATGACTATGAAAAAAATACAAAATATTATATTTATTTTTAATATATAAATAATCTTTAGGAGAAATTATAAAAAAACTTTCGTTATTCGGATGCTTGTTATCAACAGGCAAAAATTCTATATCATTACCTGATTCAACTATGAAACCACACACTTCTTTAGGAAAGTTTTCTTTACTATATGATTTTATATGATCAATTATTTTATTGTTTATTGTCATGTGAAAATGTTGCTGGAAATGCCCCAAATGGCAAAGCCTTATCATCTTGACCCAAATTTACAACGTAATCTTGAAATCTCAATAAACATCCTCTTAAAGTTTTAGAGCATTGATCTTGCTTCCATATATCTGTATTTAAATCTGGTTGTTTATTAATAACATTATCATTAATACAAACATAAAATAATTTTGGTTTATTTGTCGAAGACATAACAGATTCGTTTTTCAAATCTGTAGGAACATTTGGTATAAAATCTAAAAATACAAAATCTCCTTTATTATAGATAGTAGTATTATTCCATCTTCCTGTATAATATAAACGGGCTAATCCATAATTTTCATTTTGTAATAATGGTTTGTAATCCGCTAAAAATACTTTGTCATTTTCATCTGCAATTGGAACACCAACATCAGAACCGCCACCCCAAACATTTTTGAACCACCAAGAACTAGCCAATCGAACGTTAGGATTCGAACCAGCAGATATCACTGGACCTGAATAATCTGCTGTATTACCATAATTACAACCAAAACACCTATAACCCCAAGAACAAGTATCATTTGTAACCTTTCTAGTTGGAAGATTAAGATTTTGAATATCTATTTTTGTTGCCAACTCTATCTCAACAAATTCTTTATTTTCTGATTTTTTTAAATTGATAATAAACTTATCATAAGTAATATAAGTTTTGAAAGATGATACTCCAAAAGGATTTATTCCATCAGTAAAATTAGAAGTGTCTAAATCTTTAGCTAATATTTTTTTTCTTATAAAACTTTTACCTATTAAATCGCTTCTATCCTTTAAAATCAAAGATATATAATTATTTATATTAGCAATTTTCAATGTAGGTTTTGCTTGAACTCCATTAGAAGAAGATTGAAGATTTGATAATTCACATGGAATAAAAGCGTACTCTTGATTTTGGAATACTATTTTTTTATCAAAATTCTTAGATCCATGAAATCGCAAATATCCTTCGTAAGATTCTAGTTCTAATTCGTATAAATCTAAAACTACATAATTATTTAATTTAAAAAAAGTATTCATATTAAATTCCTCCAGCTAAAGAAAATATATTTGGCAATCTATAACTATATAAATTAGATTTTAAATCTAAAGAAGATACACTTGCTTCACCAACAAATAAAGGAAAATAATCTTTTACAATAGCAGTATAAGTTGAATCTAATTCTTTTTTCGATAATAATCTATTATAAAATAAAACGTCAAAATAATTTATTCCTACAGATCCTCTATTAATTAATTTTAAAGTAGTTGATTTTAAATTATTAATTAGAGTAGTATCAACATTATTAGTTATATAAGAATTTATTTTTCTATTATTAATATAATAATAGTATTCATTTTTTATTCTTCTAACCTGTAAAATAAAAGGTCTATATAAACTTGCTGAATTTAGTTTAAGAATAGTTCCTGTTCCAGAACTTAGTGAAATCGCACTTCCTCCGCTAGAATTCGATATTTTAAAAGTAGATGAGCCAGAATCTATTACATAATAAGTTTTTTTAGTATATGGAGAAACTGTATCGTAAGCAGTAATTTGTGATGGCAAAGAGCTTCCTGTAAAACCTATAATGTCTCCATTAGATAATCCATGATTTGTAGTTGTTGTTATAGTATTAGATGAAATACCTGATATTTTGCATAATGAATTTAATTGTTTAGATATTTTATAACCGCTAAAAAATCCAGATAATAAATCTGTAGTCAAATAATTTTTTGAAACATCTAATCTATTTTGCAAACAACTGTTTTTATATAAAAATGCTATATTTTCTTTTGGAAGAGATGTGAATTTCAAAGGATCAATTTGATTAATTGATAGTTGATTTTTAGTTACATTATTAGGGCTTGAAGTTAAATACCAATCAAAAATATCTGCATAAGATGGAGTTCCCACGATTGGATCTGTAAAATTATCAAACGAGCAAAGCAAAAACAAGTCAAAGTCAACTGAGTTTATATCAGAAATGAAATCTATCTTTATCGATTTTTCATTTTTCAAATTAATACATTTATAACTTAAAGATTTATAATTTGGATCGAATGATCCAATATCTCCACCTGAAGATGACATTGTGTAAGCCCCGCCAGTCCACGAACTAGCGCTTGATAAACCAGCTTGAGTAAATCTAAATATATAATCTGAAGGAATGATTTCATTAGACAAACTAAAAGAAACTTGAGCATCACTATAAATATCAGTTAAAACTCCAGGCTGACGATTACTTTGTAAAGTATTTATTGGAAAAAAATAACCATAATTTGTAAATCCATAACTTCCTATTATAGCATTAACTTCTAAATTTATAGTTGCAGAATTATTTGTTATATAATTAGATTCTGGTAAATAATAAGTTAAACCATTAGATTTAGTATAGTTTATATTTGCTACACCCATTTCACCATATCCAATATAAGGATTTCCTATTTTACTAACTAATGTTGAGTTTTTTACAGCTGCTGCAAATCCACTAGCTATATAATATAAATACCAATACCACCATTTTCTATTGACATATGTATCTAACAAGTAATTTTTAGGTAAAGTTCCGTTACAAGGAACAACAGTGAAATATGGTGTATTAAAACCTAAATCTAAAGTATCATAAAAAACATAAGTGCTTGCATCAGTACTAAAAGGAGCATAAAAAAATCCGCCTTTACCGCCTCCTGAACCACCAGCTATTTTTGGTTCAGAATTTGTATTTGAATTGACTATTTGCGGATTACTTAATGTTGCATAAAAATTATATTTTAAATCTGTGTGTGATATATTATTTACATTAGTGCTTGCTTTTAATGATAAAGCTGGACCTCCATTTGATGTATCAGAATATTGTGAACTTGCTATTGCTGGGGGTA